ATTTTCGGAAGCTATAAAAAAAGGTGAGGCCAGCGGAATAGAGCAAGTTACCAACGCGCTCTTTGAAAATGCCACTGTGGATCGCAACGTGCCGTCTATCATCTTCTACCTAAAGAACCGCGCCGGCTGGGTGGATAAGACAGAAACAAAAATTCATGAGGAGCGTACAGTAACCCTCGACCTGACAAGGATTGGTACAGATGAACTCGCAGCAATTGAACACGCTTTTATCCAATCTAACACTGGAACAGGTGAGAGCGGAGCGTTACCGCAGATCATTGAAGGAGTTTACGAAGGCAGCCTGGCCGACGATTGAACCAGCATCTGACTATGTTTCTGGTTGGCACTTGGATGCAATCAGCGATCACCTACAAGCTGTAGTAGAGGGCGACATAAAGCGCCTGATTATTAACGTGCCGCCAAGACATTCAAAATCTATCTCTACAGCCGTTTTGCTGCCAGCTTGGACTTGGACGCACCAGCCACACAAAAAGTTTTTGTACGCATCCTACGCTGCTTCTCTGTCGATCAGGGATAGCACCAAGTGTCGCCGCCTAATCGACAGCCCGTGGTATCAGGCGCACTTCGGTGACAAGTTTCACCTGACTGGAGATATGAACCAGAAATCTAGGTTTGAGAACAGCGAGAACGGCATTCGGCTCAGTACCTCAGTATCAGGCTCCCTAACTGGAGAAGGTGGCCATATTATCGTTTTGGACGACGTTCATAATGTTGTAGAAGCAGACAGCGCCAAGGTGCGTGAGGGCGTCTTAGATTGGTGGGATCAGGCAATGCAGACGCGCCTTGACGATCCTAAGACTGGCGCGTTTGTCATCATCATGCAGCGCGTCCACGAACAAGACCTGACTGGGCATGTCCTTGCAAATGAACTGGGAGATGAGTGGGATCACTTGATGCTACCTGCCAGGTACGAAATCGGACATCCAACCCCAATGCGATCCACCCTTGGCTTTACAGATCCGCGCACCAAGGAGGGTGAACTGCTGTGGCCCGCACGGTTTGGCGAGAAGGAGCTATCGACCTTGGAGCGGAGCCTTGGCTCTTACGCAGCCGCTGGGCAGCTACAGCAACGTCCTAGCCCCAAGGGTGGCGGTATACTCAAGGCAAGCTGGTGGGTTCCGTGGGAAAGCCAAGATATGCCAGAAGTCGAATATGTTTTGCAGTCTTGGGATACAGCGTTCGAGGCCAAGGAAAGTTCTAGCTTTAGTGCTCGAACAACTTGGGGCGTGTTTCGCCATAAGGGCGCAATGTGCGCTATCGTGCTGGAGTGCTGGTACGACAAAGTCAGCTACCCAGAACTACGCAAGATTGCCCAAGAATCCTACGAGGAGTGGGAGCCCGACGCAGTGTTGATCGAAAAGAAGGCGTCTGGCCAGTCTTTGCTGCAGGATTTGCGTATGGCTGGTGTTCCAGTATTGGCATATTCTCCTGACCGGGATAAGGAAGCCCGTGCTCATGCCAGCTCTGCACTTTTGGAAGACGGCAGAATTTACTACCCATCTGACAAGAAGTGGGCTAAAGATTTAATAGATATTGTTGCGGCGTTCCCTGCGCACCCCAATGATGATGTTGTAGATACCTGCACGCAGGCGTGGTTAAGATTAAGAAAAGGTTGGTTCCTTGGGCATAGCGAAGACCCAGAAGAAGACGAAATAAACGAACCTCAGAGGATGACACTGTATGGCTGATCCAAAAATTATCCCATTTGCTGAAGGCTTACCTGACGACAGCCTAATGGTTGAGGAGCTTCCCGACGGCGATGTTTTAGTTGGCGATCCAGAATTAGACGCTATGGACGAAGCTGATTCAGCTCAGTTCGACCAAAACCTAGCAGAGACAATTGATGAGCGTGAACTAAAGCGCAAATCACAAGAGCTAATCAGCTATTACGAAAATGACCGTGCTGCCAGATCCGAATGGGAAGAGCGCTACAAAGATGGCCTCAGAACATTAGATCCAGATGGCGGCATGGAAGAGAACGAAAATGAGCGCGCAACACGCGGCTTATCAACAGTTGTGCACCCGCTGATTGCAGAGGCCGCTACGCAGTTTAATGCCAAGGCAATCGCAGAGCTTTATCCGTCAGGTGGCCCGGTCAAGTCGGTCATTATCGGAACTCCAGATCCAAAGGTCGAGGAGCAGGGGCGCCGCGTCCGTGAATTTATGAACTACCAGATCACGCAGGAAATGCCTGAGTATTTCCCTGATCTTGATCAGATGCTGTTTCACCTGCCGCTGATCGGTCATACGTTTAAGAAAGTATGGTGGGATGCTAATATGGATCGGCAGTGTAGCCAGTTCGTAAAAGCCGAAGACTTTGTGGTCGCCCCAGAGAGCAAAGACTTATACACCAGCCCACGCTACACCCACGTCATCCGTATGCCGAAGAATGACTTCAACCGCTACGTTAAGAACGGATATTACCTGCCATCAAAGTATGGCGATGGTGGTGACGGTATCGATCCGTCGGACGATGTTATTGGTGAGATTGAGGGCGTAGATCAGTACGACGATAGCAACGATAACGTAATGACACTGCTCGAAATGCACGTCTACGATTTGTTCGATGGCATTGACGGCGAGGAAATGGATGACGACGACGAGGACGACAACGCAGTGGCGATCCCATATGTCATCACGATTGACTATGACAGTCAGGCTGTCGTGGCGGTTCGCCGTAACTGGCGCGAAGACGATGAGATGAAGAAGCGCCGCGACTGGTTTGTGAGCTATAAGTTCCTGCCCGGTCTAGGGTTCTACGGCTTTGGTCTTTACCACATGATCGGTGGATTAGGTAAAGCGGCGACTGGATCTTTACGCGCATTGCTCGACAGTGCAGCCTTCTCGAATATGCAGGGTGGATTTAAGCTGCGTGGTCGCGTTCAGGGCGGCGATATGCAGATCTCCCCCGGCGAGTTTGTTGACCTCGACAGTACGGTTGATGACGTAAACAAGGCAATTATGCCATTGCCGTTTAAGGAGCCGTCGGGCTCTTTGTTTAACTTGCTTGGATATATGGTTGACGCAGGCCAGAGATTTGCCAGCACCGCCGATTTAAACATTGGCGACGTAAACCCGAATGCCCCAGTTGGCTCCACGGTTGCGTTGATTGAGCAGGGCTCCAAGGCATTTAGTGCAATTCATAAGCGCCTGCATTACGCGCAGGGCCAAGAGTTCAAACTTCTTGCGGAACTTAACTCTGAAAATCTCCCTGACGAGTTTAGCTTTTCGCAGGCGGGAGCTGCGGAGGTTATCTATCGTTCTGACTTCGATGATCGCATTGATATTGTCCCAGTGAGTGATCCGAATATTTTCTCGACAGCCCAGCGCATCTCGCAGGCGCAAGCGGTTCTTGAAATGGCGCGATCAGCTCCGCAGCTTCACGACCTATACGAAGCATACAAGCGGATGTATGAGGCGATCAGAATACCGAACATTGACGAGATCTTGAAGAAGCCAGAAGACGCGGTTCAGATGGACCCGATTGATGAGAACATGAGCGTGTTGTACGGCAAGGCAATTCGAGCTTTCCCAGAGCAGGATCACGAATCTCACATTGCGGTTCACATCCAGTTTATCCAAGATCCGTCACTTGGCGGCAATCCCGGCGCGGCAGCTATGCAGCCAATTCTGATTGCTCACATAGCGGAGCATATTGCGTTGCTATATCGTCAGCGGATGGAGGCAAGTATCCAGATGGAAATGCCACCAATGCCAGATTTCAAGAACCCAGACTTTAGGTTCGACGCAGTTGACCCAGAGATGGATCGCCTGATTAGCCAACGTGCGGCACAGGTTGTGCAGGCGGCTCCACAGATGAAGCAAATACAGGCTTTAACTGGTGGCCAACAGAAGGGCCAAGAACAAGCCAATCCGTTGCAGTATGCACAGCAATTAGCGCAACTTGAGACTGAGGCTTTAAAGGCTCGTACTCAGGCGCAAATCCAAGCCGACCAAGCCAAGGCTAAATCAAGCATTGAGATCAAGCAGGCAGAAGCCCGTCAGGATCTTGAGATTGACGCGGCTAAGGCGCAGGCTGATATGCAGGCTAAGATCAGAAAGCTAGAAGCTGAATTGCAGTTAGAGCGCGAAAAGAACGCGGCTAAAATACAGATGGAGATGATGAAGAATGTACCGCCAACCATATAATCTGCCTCCAGTAAATCCTGCCGCATTTGGCGGTCTGCCTCAAGGTCAAGAGGGCGGTCCACAGCAGGCTCCCCAAGGAGATCCGCAGGGCGGTCCACCTATGGATATGAACAAGTATCTGATCGATAAGGTTATGGAGATAAAGCGGCGCATGAATGGCGAAGGCGGTATGGGCGCGCTGGGCGCAATTTCCAATGCGATGATGCAACAACCACAACCGCAAGCACAACCGCAGCAAGCTCCACCGCCACAACCACCAATGGAGGCGTAATGGAAAACAGATATACACCCGGCGCTTTAGCAGACATAGATCTTAGAAACGCAGAGTTACCATTTTCTGGTGGTGCTAGTTATTATGTTGGTCCTGACAGCTCTAAGAAAGAGATAGATCTTAGGTTTGATAATAGATCAATTACTCCATCGATTGGATACACTGACGAAAGAGGATCTAGGTCAGATGGTTTTGTTAACATGGACAGCACGGCCAAGACTGTCCGTCTTGGATTGGATGGCGAAACCTCACTGGGTCCAGTTGACCTACAGGGATCGGCTTCTGCGGGAAGAACCAGATCCAATATAAATTTTACTGATCCATCTACAGGTGCAAGTCTTTTTAGCAATCCGAATGTCGGAACTTTCACCAAGATAGGCATTGGCGCAAGAATTGGCGCGTTTAGTTTAAATGCAGAACGACAAAAAAGAACTGGATCTGACGCGAATTATTATGGCACTGTTGGAATGAATATTGGTGAAAATTCAAGATTGCAGTATTCAGATAGCAACACAGGCACACCTACAGTTGGCTTTAATTACAGGATGGATTTCTAGTAATGAATACTTTTATAGATCGTGTGAATGCAATTGTTCAGCAGAACCAGCAACCGACAATGAGTGCCCCAACTGAGCCTGCCTACCCAGACGCAGGC